CTTCGGCGCCCGCGAGCGCGGGTTTTGGGGGTGGGGGGGATGCGATTTCGGGCGGCGGGTGCGGCGGCCGGCAGTGAGAGGAGGTAGCGATGGGGGGACGACGTGGGCCGGCGAGTACGCCGACCGGGATCCTGGAGCTGCGGGGCAGCCGGCGGGCCAAGGACCGGACCGGCGAGCCGCGACCGCCGGTGAAGGCGCCTCGGTGTCCGCGGTGGCTGTCGAAAGACGCGCGGCTGGCCTGGCGGGAGATCGTGCCGCAGCTGGTCAACCTCCTGGTCGTCGCGGAGATCGACCGCAACGCCCTGGGCCGGTACTGCACGCTCTGGGCCCGATGGCGTCGCGCGTCGCAGTGGCTCGAGACGCACGCCGAGGTCTACGAACTGACCGACAGCGAGGGCCGGCCGCGGTGCTACCAGCAGCACCCCTACGTCGGGATCGTCAATCAGCTCTCGGCGCTGCTGCTGCGGCTGGAGCAGGAGTTCGGGCTGACGCCGGCGGCCCGGCCGCGGATCCGGGTGCCTGAACCGGAGCCGACCACCGATCCGCTGCTGGATATGCTCAAGGCCAAGCAAGGGCAAAACTGATTCGCATGGGCAAGCCACTCGATCCGAGATTCGACGAGTACGTCGAGGGGGTCCGCTCCGGGCGGATCTGCGTCGGCGGACTGGTCCGCCTGGCCGTCGAGCGGCACCTGGCCGACCTCGAGCACGGCCACGAGCGGGGCCTGGTCTTCGACGACGACGAGGCCAACTTCGCGATCGCGTTTCTCGAGTGCCTCTGTCACTCCAAAGGCGAGTGGGCGGGCCAGCCGATCCGGCTTCAGCCGTGGCAGGTCTTTCTCGTCGGGAGTCTCTTCGGCTGGTGGAAGTTCGACGCGAAGGCGCGGGAGAAGACGCGGCGATTCAATATCGGCTTTGTGCTGGTCGCCAAGAAGAACGGCAAGTCGCTGCTGGGCGCGGCGATCGGCAACAAGTGTTTTGTGGCCGACGGCGAGCCGGGGGCCGAGGTCTACGCCGCGGCCACCAAACGCGACCAGGCCAAGATCGTCTTCGGCGAGGCCCGCCGCATGGTGCTCAAGTCGCCAGCGCTGGCGAAGGTCGTCACCGTGCACCAGAACAATATGGCCTGGGAGGAGACCGGCTCGAAGTTCGAGCCGCTCGGGGCGGAGGCCGTGACCGATGAGGGCTTCAACCTCTCGGCCGCGATCTGCGACGAGCTGCACCTGCACCCGACCCGCGAGGTCTGGGACCTCCTGGACAGCTCCACCGCCGCACGGCGCAACCCGCTGATCTTCGTCATCTCGACCGCCGGCGAGGCCGGCAACCTCGACAGCATCTACCACGAGCAGAAGGACTACGCGATCAAGGTCCTCGAGGGCCGCGTTGAGGACGACAGCTACTTCGCCTACCTGGCTACGCTGGACAAGAAGGGCGTCGCCGGGGCGGAGGCGGACGACGACTGGACCGACGAGGCCAACTGGCTCAAAGCCAATCCGAATCTCGGCGTCTCGGTGAAACTCGACGACCTGCGCCGGAAGGCCAAGAAGGCACAAGAGACGCCCGGGGCGGCGGCCAGTTTTCGCCGCCGGCACTGCAACGAGGACACCTACACGTTGAGTCCCTGGATGCCGGCCGAGCACTGGGACCGGTGCAAAGGCGACCTGGCCGTCGGCAGCGACTTCGACCCCGAGCGGTTCCGGGGCCGACGCTGCGCGGTCGGCTGCGACCTGTCCAGCGTCTCCGATCTGACGGCCGTCGTCTTCGCCTTCCCCGACGACGACGGGGGAGTGGACGTCGTGCCGTTCGCGTGGTGCCCGCGCGACAACGCGATCGGTCGCCAGCGGGACAAGCGCGTCCCGTACCTCGACTGGGCCGAGCGCGGACTCATACGCCTGACCGAAGGCGATTCGGTCGACTACGACGCGATCCGCGAACTGCTCAGACGCGCGCGGAAAGAGTGGGGCTGGCGGGTCCGACGGATCGCGTTCGACCCGACCAACGCCCGCTACCTCATGACGAAGCTCGTCGAGTCGGACGGCTGGCAACTGCTCGAGGGCGAGGGCGACCGGGCGATCGGCGAGGTGTACGAAAGGCTCCAGACGACCAACGGCATGAACGACCCGATCGGCCTGACCGAGAAACTCGTGCTCGACCAGAAGCTGAGACACGGCGGCCACCCGGTGCTCGCCTGGTGTGTGAGCAACGTGATCTGCTACAGCGACACCGGGGGCCGCCGCCGATTCGACAAGCGCCGGGCCCGCGAGAAGATCGACCTGGCCGTCGCGGCCGTGATGGCCGTCTATGACGCGATGCACCTGCCGTCCGGGAGCTCGGCCGGTATTTTCGTCTAAATGAATCCGAAAGAATCCCTATGCACAGCCTCCTCGACGTGATGGCCCTGGCCGGCTGCTGCCTGATCGTGGTTGGCGTGGCCCGGCTGAGCCCCGCGGCGGCGCTGATCGTCGCCGGCGTCGAGCTGCTGGTGATTGCCAACCTGACGAGTCTCTCCATGGCCAGGGCCCGGCGTCGCCGCGAGCGGGCCGCCAAACCGTAGGAACGATCGATGCCCGGCATCCTTGAGGCAATCTACAACTCGATCGAAAACCCGGCCGTGCCGATCTCCAGCGCGGAGGTGATGAAGATCCTCGGCCGCTCCGGCCAGTCGGACGCTGGCGTGGAGGTGACCGTCGAGCGATCGCTGGGCTTATCGGCGATCTGGCGGGGCGTGAACGTGCTCTCGTCGGACGTCGCCAAGATCCCGCTCCAGGTGCAACTCCGCGACGAGGACACCGGCAGCCGGCCCGACCGGACGCACCCGGCCTACCGGCTGGTCCACGAGAAGCCCAACGCCGCGATGACCGCGTTTACGTTCTGGAAGACGCTGATGGCGCACGCCCTGCTCCGCGGCAACGGCTACGCCTGGATCCGGCGGGACTGGAGCGGGCGGCCCGTGGGGCTGCTGATCCTGGAGCCGACGCCGACGACCTATCCGGTCTTGAAGGACGGCAAGCTGTGGTACGTCACGACGATCGGCGGCGTCCAGACACGCCTCGAGGCCGAGGACGTCCTGCACATCCGCGGGCTGTCGTGGGACGGGCTCGAGGGGCACGACGTGATCAGCGTCCTGGCCAACGCGATCGGCCTGGAGGCCGCGCAGCAGACCCACGCCGGCAACTTCTTCGCCCACGGGACCCAGGCCCCGGGCGTGCTCACGACGCCGGGCCGGCTCGACATCGACGACGTCAAGCTGCTGCGCGCGAACTGGCGGAAGATGCAGACCTCGCTGGACAAGATGCACGACCCGGCGATCCTCTACGGAGGCGTGGAATTCACCCAACTCGGGATCGAGCCGCAGAAGGCGCAACTGCTCCAATCGCGGGAGTACGGGCTGATCGAGGTCGCCAACGTCCTCGGGCTGCCGCCGCACAAGGTCGGCCACCCGGCCCGGACCAGCTACCGCTCCCTCGAGGCCGAGAACGCCGACCACCTGGCCACGGGGCTGGATCCGTGGCTGGTGACGATCGAGCAGGAGTGCAACGAAAAGCTCTTAAGCGACGCCGACCGCGCGGCCGGCCGGTTCTGCGAGTACCAACGAAAGGCGATTTTGCGGATTGGCTTTGCCGAGCGCGTGGCGGGGTATGCCAAATTCAAGGAGATCGGCCAGATGAGCGGCAACCAGATCGCCGCGGCGGAGAACATGCCGGGCCAGGGGGAGCGTGGCAACCGCACGTACATCCCGGCCAACTGGCAGCCCGTCGGCGAGGACGGGCTCCCGATCGCCGGCCAGGCGACAGGGGCCCGGGGGCCCGACCAGCCGACGCAGGCGGCCTTCCGGGCCGCGATCTGCGACCGGCTGGGCCAGGTGCTCCGGTTCGAGCAGCGGACAATCGCCCACGCCGCCGAGAAGGAACACAACTTCGTCGAGTGGCTCGATGGCTTTTACCAGGAGTTTCAGGCAAAATTCCGAGAGGCCATCGAGCCGACCGTTGCGGCGGTCTGGGCGGCCGGCGGCGGCGGCGACGCCTCCCTCGAGGCGATCGCCGCGGCGACCCGCTGGTGCGAGCAGTCCCGCGAGGAGCTACTCGCCCTGGCCGACCAGCACACCCAAAACACGTTCGCGGCCGCGGTGGCCGAAGCGGTGACGGCCTGGCCCGACCGGGCCGAGCGGCTGGCGGCGGAGCTGGTCGCGAGGGCCGGCGATAGGCAGTAGATGATCGAGAGAGAGAGCGCATGGCTGAAATCTGTTTTCGCGTCAGAGGCAACGCCAACGGGACCGGCCGTGAAGGCGATGTGCTCTTGGTTGCACCGACCGGGATCTTGTTGACCCCGGCGGATATCGTGGCGTGGTTTGTGGACGAGACCGTGCCGGCTGGGTGGACGACGATCCCCGAGTGGCGGAGACGACAGGTCCGGCGGAGGTTGCTCGAAACGCGATGGCTGACCACGCATACTGCACAGCAGATCATCGACGAGGGATGGCGGGTCGATCTGGACGGGGCTGCCAAGATGATTGCGGGTGCCGAGTCCGATAAGGCGAGTTATCTGTCCGTCGGTATTGATACGAACTGGGGGCGTGAGGACCTGAAGGCATTTGGGTGTGTTCGCGTCGATGGGCTGACGGCCGATCATTTGCTGGCGTTCTGTGAGCCGGATATGACCGAGTCGCATTTGCCCGTGCGTGTTGGTAAACGCCGTTGGCGGATTCGGTGGCGGGATTATCTGTCGGCCGCCCAGATTGCCGCGTTGGAAGATCGGGAGGTACGGGTCGAGGCATTTCGGTCTGTTTCACTGCCGCTGGGTGCATTCTACGATGATCCGCGGGGTGAATGATGGGACAGGGCGGAACACCAGCGAATGAAGTTGTCGCGACCATTGGTGTTGCGAAGGATCATGCAACGCCAGAGGCGTGGGCAACAGCCACGGAAGAAGATTGTACCAGCGGTTGGGGGGCAGGTGACTATTCGGCGGCTTGTTCGCCTGTTGGCCAGATCGATGAGGATGCTGATTACAATACGGCATGTAATATCGGTGGTGCAACGACCGACGCCACGCACTATCGCCGGCTAACCGTTGCGGCGGCCTATCGGCACGAGGGGGACTATCCGAAGAACGATGTGGGTGCGAAGCAAACGGCCTATGTTGTGATTGATGAAGACTATTTCGAGATGGAATGGTTGCTTGTGGACGCCGGTAGTTCGATGAGTGGCTTCTCTAGCGTCAATGTGACCGGCGGGCTGAACGTGTTAATACGGCAGTTGATTGCAGACGTGAGCACGTCGGGGTTTGCGGCATACAAGATGTCCCCTGGTAATGATCAGTACACTGTAGTCGAGAATTGTATTGGGATTACACGGCGCGATCACAATTCGGCTCAGGTGTTTTCTGCGGGATATCAGGACGACGTACTATGGCGCAATTGCACGGGGTGGGGGAAGGGCGCATCCAACGACGAAGTGTTTGAGTACGGCGAACCAACGAATTGTATTGGGATCAGTGAAGGTAGTGGCACAGTCTTTTCAAGCAGCGAAGGGTCCGGCGACTATAACATCGGCAGCGATGAGACGGCACCTGGAGCGAATTCACACGACAATAAGTCGGCGGCCGATCTGTTCGCGGATACGACGGACACCGCTGAAGATCTCCACCTGAAGGCTGCCGTTGACGGGAGTTACGAAGGGGCGGATCTCAGTGCGTCGGCACCGGGCTTCACTGATGATATTGACGGGGATACGCGAAGCGATTGGGACATCGGGGCGGATGAGATTGCGGCGGCAGGCGTCAACGTCCCTGTCTCGGCCGTCAGCGGCGCGGCCGGCGTGCCCGGGACACCGGTCGCGGTCAATCGAACGGTCGCATTGAGCGGGTGAAATGGATACAGAACCGATCGTCAGCGAGCGGAAGCAGCGAGGTTCGGTAGTCGTCCGAGTCGGCGGCCGGCTGGAGAGGGTACCGGTCGAGCTGACGATCGTCGAGACGACCTGGCCCGACGGGCGCACCGACTGCACGGTCAAGGTGCCGCGGATCCGGGCCGCGGCAGAACACAACAGCGGGAGATGATGCGATGGCGAGCGGGGTTTATACGCAGTTCGTGGTCGAGTGCATGAAGAAGACGATCGACTGCGTCAACGATACGATCAAGTGCGCGCTGTTGGACAACAGCCACGCCTTTGCCAAGTCGGATACCGGCTGGGCGGCGGTCTCG